ACATTGGTGCAAGCTCATTGTAGATTTTCCGCACTTCTGCCTGCTCATCGATCAGACCGATTGCACCTTTACAATTCGGGGAGTGTCCTCCCCTTAAGCCAATTTTCATTCTTTCTCTTTCTCCTGTTCTTCTGTCTCAAATACCTTTTCCAGTTCCTCTGCTGTTATTCTTCCAAATTCGTTCTGTTCGCTCATGTTCTCACCTCCTACCGTGCGATGTCGCACAACAAAAGAGAGCCTGTTTCCAAGCTCTCCTGAATCTATTTATATGTAAGTGCCCTCTCCGAATCTCCTGTTCCCGGTGTTGTTGGGTCTACCACTACACCGAGGATCGCCAGCACTGCAAAGAGTGCGTTTACTACGGTGAGCAGTTTATCCCCTAAATCTCCGAGATCAATCGTAAACCCAAACACTGCCGCAATCGCCTGTATTAACAGCAACAGTGCCGGGATCAGTGCCACCCAGAAAGTCTTGTTTTTAATTCTTACAATCCAGTTAATCTTCTTCATTTTTCATTCTCCTTTACAGATACATCGCTACTATTCCACCAATCACAGCTCCGATCAGTGCGGTTACTACTACGTCCCACCGTTTAGCTGGAGTCTGCTCAAGATGTGTCACTTTTGCGGTTAACTGCACAAGGGTCTGGTTCATAAATCCAACCTCCTTGGTCAACCCAACCATTTCCTGTGCCAGCTGGTGCACCACATTAACAACGTCCTCCGCTTCTTTCATTCGGTGTTTTAAAGAGCCGATTTCTTTTCCGTGCTCTGCAAGTTTCACTTCTATTTCATTTTCTGTCATGTCTTTCCTCCATTTATTTTTAAGTATAAAAATAAGACCGTGAGGGTCTTGCTCTTATCTCCATATTCTCCACCCGTAAAATGTCTAAACAGTCTGTACTTCTGCGTAAGTTGTCTCCGCCAGAAGCGTCAGAGTTGCGTATTCCTCTTCGCTGATTCGGTTCATAGCGAAATAGACATCCAGTTTTGCAACCGCTTCATCCTTTGTGTTGTAAAACTTCTTTTCGATCAAATTTGTCATTAATTTTACGATTACTGTGTTATTCATGTGCTTCCTCACTTTCTAAGTTGTTTAAAATGTTATTCGTGTCATTTTCTATCATTGTTGCCTGTGTTTCCATAGGCATTAAAGATAGCAGATTTGCTGTGTCAGCCTGGTATTGTCTTAATATACTTGCCACTTTTGCAGACACTTTTCCATCAATGTAGTTCTTTGTATCCGCCGTATATGTTACTTTGATATCGGGGTCAAGCTCCCCTCCGTCCGCTGTGATGACTGTGGTAGGGTAGTAGGCTTTTAATGCTCGGATAGCGTTTTGTTCGGATTGTGGGAGTGGGACGAATTCGGTGGTTTCTGATTTTCCGATAATATTGAGTGGGTATTCTTTCAATTTTTCTTTGATTTCCGAAACTGTTTTCCCGTAAAACTCTTGAGTGTTAAGCGTATAAAGCACATTATTATTGGCATTCCCGAATAAGACAAATGGTTCCCCGTTCGACATTCTCTTTGCATACAACTTGTCGCAATATCCAGTTTTTTCTTTCTTGTCAATATTTTTGACGTAAACATAGAATCCGTTGGGCGCATACAAAGAAATACTAGCGGTTTCATCAATTGTTGCTATCACGCTCCCATACAGCCACCCAATCTCTCCACCCTGCTCTACCAGTCTGTCCCACTTTGTGAGTGGGCGGTCGGATGTGAGGGTGAGGGTTTGTTCTTTGTAGGGTTCGTAAGGGGTTGCGGTTCTGCCTTTTTCTAGTTGGATATACTTATATTCATGTTTTCGATATGCTAAAACTTTTATATATGCAACGTCTTTTTGTATAAGAAATGTCTTTACACCAACTAGGCCAAATCCAATATACATACTCTTACCATCTTCGTAAAACAACTCTAAAGCAGCCGCGCCTGATGAGTCTTCTACTTTTAATACTTCGATACTAAGTATTGTATTTGCAGGAATAAAGCAATCATATCTTTCTACATATTTGTCAATTCTAAAAGTACCATCTTCATTTTTTGTAAAATTACAAGTATCAATAAACTTATTCATATCAAATAAATTCTTCCCCGTAATTTTAACATCCACTTCATACTTCTGTTTCTCCTCATTCCACTTTCCGGAGTTTTTGATTTCCTGCGGATATTCTGGGCTTGGGGATGGTTTACCGCCTGTATAGGGTTCGTAGGAATCCAACTCAGTCTCCTCCCTAATCATCGGTAGAATTTCTAGCGGGTTTTCTGTTTCTATTCTGATCTCAATAGTTTCTTCTTTATCAATTTTAAAATTAAACTTGTTAGTAGCAGTCCATCCATTCGTAATGTTGCTTTTGTCTTCGTGTAATATATACAAGTTCTTTGACGTTTTTGAGCTATATACATAGTTTCCAATCTGCAATTTGAGATTTGTCTTGCTTTCTCCCTCTGCATAGATCGAAAATTTGTCCGGAAGCAAATTCTTCCCACTCGTCTGCACCTGCTCCGTCTTCCCACCAAGCTCCAACCTCTTATTTACTCTCTCAGCACTATCCGGTATCACAAGTGGGCTTTCTCCACTCATGGTGTTTATGATTGCAATACCGTCTCCGCCACCACTAGCGACTTCTCCAGGCACTACATTACCATCTTCTTCGATCACAAGAACTTTACCCTTGTTCTCGATTCCCTGCTGTTTATTCAGCTTAGTTTCCATCTGCGTTGCAAAGTCTTCCGGAATAGACTGCAATACCTCTGCGCCTTTATCCTGTACTTCCTTGATCTGCTTCGCTCCCTCTGCCTGTACTGCCTGTACGGCTTCGGTTTTCGCTGTTTCCACGGCTTCTGTGGCTACCTGTTGCACATTCTCCACGCTCTCAACTGCTTGCGTCCCTGCGGCTTCTACGGCTGTTTTCTGAGCTGTTCCGGCTTGGGTGATTTCCTGCACTTCTGACGCTCCGGCGTTTTCGATCGCCTGCACGCCTTCCTGTACTTTCTGCGGAAATGTGCTTGCTGTCTGCTCCACACTGTTCTTCATTTCTTCCACAGCGGTTCTGTGTCCTGCCGCAGCCTGTTCGGATTCCTTCGCTTTTCTGACGGATTCTTCCACGCTTTTTACCTGTTCGGATACGTCCCTGACGGTTTCCAGCATCTTACCGACTTCCACACGATCTTCTGCGGTCTGCTGTGCGTCTGCTTCTGTTTTATCTGCCGCATCCTGCGCTTGCTGACTCAACTGCTCAACTTTTTTGACCTGCTCTGAAATGTCCGAGACGGTCTCTACCATCTTCTCGACTTCTTTCCGGTCTTCTGCGGTCTGCTGTGCATCTTCCGCCGCCTGTCCTGCCGCTTCTGTGGCAGTTTGTCCGGCTTTCTCTGCCCGGTCTGCGGCGGTATTAACCGCTTCGATAGCTTGGCCAAACAATTTTTTATCTTCCGGCCTATCGTAGGCTTCCGGCTTTGCCCGCTTGGTTACGAGCATGTCAATCTGGTACTCCGTGTTGCCGGATGCTGAATCTCTGAGATAGATATAGGCTACAAGGTTTTTTCCAGTCTCGATTAGTGAGTCCGGGATGACAACATCCGTCACGCCGTCCTTTGTTGTTCCAATTCTCGCAATGGATTCACTCGCTCCTGCAACCGCAAAATCCACCTCCACTGCCGTTGGCAAATCAAGTCCTTGAATTCTCAATGTCTGGCCGTAGTCCCACTGCCAGACATCACTTACTTTAGTGTTCTTGGAACCCTTGAAAACTGCTGTTATTATTCTATTTTCCATCATAACCTCCTTAAATTGCGGATATCCAAGATGTGCAAATCGTTCTCTCTGCATAGGTCGCATTCCCAACATCCATAGAGATTTTATCTCCAATTCGGTATCTTCCAGTCCCAACGACCGTGCCTGCTACAACCTCGGCAAAACTACAAAAATGGTGCGCTAATGGTACGAACTCATCCGGTATGATCACTTCATCAAATTCGTTGTAACTACCTGTATTCGGAAATTGCGCAAGCATCTCGATTTTACAATAAACCACTCGACCAACCTTAGTAAGCCAAACGTGGATATGATTCCCAGAGTTTATGTGGGAATAAGGACCTTTGATTTCCCCGGAGTCAAATGTTTTGTACGATCCCAGATCGAGCGTAACTCCGTCCTTTTCCACCAGTACCTTGTCCTTAAATCTTGTTTCCATATAGACATCAAATCCGTCTTTCTCGTCACTCGCGACTCCACCAATCGCAACGCTGCGCCCTTTTCTGGCGATGTCTATCGATCTGGTTTGCGCTGGTACAATCACGGTTTCTTGTCGATTGCCACCCAAGTCTGTGATTGTGACGATAACAAAGTACACACTCCCCGTGGATATTTTCCCATTCCCGATTATTTGGGAAATCTTTCCGCTTGTCGTGTTTGGGTATGTTTCGCTTGCTTTCACCGGACTTCCAGAAGCAGTCTCCTGGTAATCTATCCTGACACTGGTTGCCTTGTTAGAGCTATTTAAGGTCTGGTCTACTTGCCAACTCCCAGTGACTTTAATGTGCGTGCCATCACTTTTTGGTGATCCCTTAGAGTCGCATCGCAATGCAGTCAACCTGGTAATTGTCGGCTTAATGTACGCGATCTGCCAAACTGCATAAAGAGTCACATCCGCATCGGCACCGTACGTTGATCCCGGCATGTATGCTACGTCTCCAGCGGACGATGTTGCCCAGCCCATAAATACATAGCCACCTCTTGTGGGACGCACAGAAGATAGTGTTAATACGGATCCGTATATCTTTTTCTGGGTGTCTGGAGCACCGGTCCCGCCATTTGCATTATAAGATACTGTATGCTCCCACGTAATAGCCGACAAGGTGTATTCCCCACTCGCTGAGATCGTGGCTGGATTAACTCCTGTATTGACCGTCGCGGAAAAGCCGATCTTCTTTGATTGTCCGCTCGTTGGCATCGTAATCCGGAACGTCTTCGTTCCGCCGATATTCGTCCAGATCCATTGTCCGCCGCCACTGCCGACTGCAAATGTCGCACTACCGGAGGTGTTCTGTCCATCACAACTCATGCTGTACGGTGCGCCGCCGTAATTGTATCCACCAAAGTCAAATGCGATATCAAATCTGATATCTACATCATATTTATGCGTGAGATTAACATCTCCTACTCCACGTACTGCCGTGACATAGATTCTTCCTGTCCCTGCCATTTTTCTCTCCTTACTCGATATAGATTATAGATAGGTGTCCATCCCCATTGTCCAGCATAGCATAGTTGCCTACACCAACTCTCTTTGCACTTAGATTGTCAATTTCTGCAACCGGCATATACGCTTTCTTGTTCCCAAAATATGCCAATCCCTTATCGCCCTCGTAAAATCCCAATCTGGAGTTTGTTAATCTTGCTTTTAGGTCGTTTCCTGTTCCGCCAAGTTCCAGAAACGGTGTTACGCCATCCGACCCCTGCCGCACCCATGTATCAACCACCTCGGTCTTACCATTCACATACTCTACTGTATTTTTAAATTCGGCTCGGACTTCATTTTTGTATTTTTCGAAGCTAGTGTTGATATTCGTTACGCTAGAGATTGCTGTATTTGCGGATTCCTGAGCATTTCCCGCAGCATCTTTCGCATCCTCGATGTCTTCCGTGTATGCTTCCACCCATTTTTCGCCATCCCAGTACTTAAACACGTTATTGACTGTATCGTACCAGAGCTTGGTCTTATCGTCCGGCGGGGTATCCGACTTGATTGCTGCATCCTCTCCGTCTGTTCCATCGGATACATCCATAACCGTAACCTCTTCGAATCCTCGAAGGATTCCCTCCGTATCCCTTGCTTCAAATTTGTAGACCGCCTTGCTCTCCACATCCAAAGCTCGAACTTTTATGGTCCGACCGGCATAAATATGATTTCCATCCTTAAACCATCGAATTGTGAAATTGTCTGTCCGATCTACCCCATTATCTATTACATTGGCAGTCAAGTTGGTAAAACCTTCATTATTTTTAAATACAATTCCGTTATCCGTAGAGATACTGCTGGTGTAAATCTTTGTTTTGTTAATCAGATCCTCTACTTTCTGCAGCAAATCTTCAGAGATTTCCGACTGTAGCTCTTTAAAATTGGTAAAGACTGTCTTGTTTGCTTGCGGATTCGTGAAACTGCGAACCTGCTCCGATACTCTTGCACTCAAGTATAAGGTAGGAACGTACTCCTCATCTTCGATCTCCACGGTATCTCCGATAGCGGTATCAAAGTATCCCGTCACATCATAAGTCACGACCGGTTCAGATGCTGTTCTCAAGTCCGATAGCGCCATACTGTACAGTTTGTCTTTGTTATCCGTATCGTAGGATTTTGGCATAAAGATGTATCCATCTTCCTTGTTTATCAGGTTTGATGGAAACCTGTCCCTTGCCTGCGGCGCCCGGATATCTGGACCTTGTGTATAAAACTCTACTACGCCGTTCTCATCCAGCTCTTCTTTCTCAATTCCCTGTATAGTCAGTCCATCCTTTCCTGTTGGGCGGATACCGGTGTACAGGTTTTCGATACTGGATTCCTTCCGGATGCCGGTAACATTTTTCCCGTACCGCAGTTTGATATCTCCCCGGAACTCCCCAACTCCCGTGTTATTGTCTGAGTGTTCCCGATACACGTTCATTACAATTTCTTTCAGTGAATAATCATCATTTAGGACTGTTTGGAACTCAATCTCCGCATCGAATACGTTTGCCACGGAAAATAAACGGGACAGTACCGTTGCCTCACCTGTCCATTCGTTTGAAATCCGCTTATCCGACACTTCATTGATCCCGATCCGCACGGTACGTTCCGGATCAAAGGCAGTTACATATTCCTCAAAGCTCATTGCGCTTTCAGATTTGTATGCCCCAACATTCTCGTTGATCAATTCGAAGCTTAAAGACCATGCTGTCGCAGTAACTGTAAATTCATCCTTTTCCACATGTACGATATTCAGATAGTAGTCTTTTCCGTTATATACAAAGGCTACTTTATTCCCTTCTACGATATACGCCGCATCCTCGTGTTTGGAACTTACCGTAAATGCGTATGTATTCGCTGTCCCCTGCAGATATTCATGGAGCTCATCGTTCCAATAATGCATAGAGTTTCGATGGGTGTTATCCAAAAATGCAAGCACCATGTCATGTGGATTCAGTACGGCAATTCTGATTTCATTCATTATAAATACGCCTCCCTTATTTTGGCTTTAATCGTTGGTGGAGGACTGCTAAATGCCGAGTAGGAGAACTGGATCTCCGTCTCTCCCGGCGGTACCAGAAAATGCTTACTTCCTCGGATTTCATCTTCCATCCGCTTCATCCCATTTACATAAACCGCTGTATCATTTCCATCAATATAGACCACATCTCCGGACTTATACCGGTTCGGCACATCTCTGTATTTTTCCACGTTATCCTTGCGGAACCAGATACTTTTTAAATAATTGTGCGTAACCAGCTGATTTCCAAGATCTCTACTTCCCCACTGCCCGATCCAGACCTGTATCTTCTCACACGCCATGTCTTTAATCTCCGGGATAGTAAAATAATAATACTGACCATACCAAAAAATCCGAAGCCGGTCACCCTCTTTTAAGAAATCATTATGCCCGCCACCCATCTTTAAATTAAATGGGTTTCCCTCATAAGCTGTCGGATGGAAATCCAGTGTCTTGATCTTCTTGTTTTGTGGCGCGAACCAGTCCACATGCGCCGTATTACCAACCGTATCACTCTTGTTAATAGACATAGAGCAGATCACTTCATTTTCCCCTGTAAGAAACGCAATAGTCTGTGCTCCCGTCTGTCCCATCAATCCAGTCTCGAACCAGTGCTGCGTGTAACAGTAAAAGTTCTTCGCTCCACGTCTGCCCTCGCTGTCAACCGGGATAGTAAGTGTTCTCATTCCGCCGTTCCAGTACCCGGATGTTGCCTGTCCACCTTTTAGCGCCATCACATTGTATCCAGCAACATTCCGCACTTCCAACGCTCCCTGTGTGGTGTTTTCTGGATTCTGATAAGAGGTACCATGATCGTCTTGAAACAGGCTATACCCCTCTGACAGTATCTCTGACGCCTTATAGTCTTCGCCGTCTGCTTCTTCGATCTTGCCGAGTTGTATTGCACCGTATTTACTGGCAATCCCAATAAATCCATTTTCATGGTTGTGAGTGATCTCATAGTCCACATCCGCCCATTCGGTGCCGTTGTTTTTAATGGTTATGGTCTGGTAGCCGTCTTTTTGTACTCCGTCAAAGGTAAATTCTGCGGTTGAGTACGCTACCCCATCCGGAATGAGCCATGTGATTGATCCGCTACTGTACATGTCATCCTCTTCCAGTACCGGCTCTCCATCTACAATCGCGTCATAATAAATAGTCGGCTCGTCAGAAAATATCAATCTTTTCGGTTCATCGCTGTGCAGAATCTCTGCCATCCTCCGGCGGAACTCGCTTAATTCCCTTGCTGTAGAGTTCGCAATCTGAAACTCCATCACGATCTGCTTTGGAGAGTATGTGGAATACAGAAATTCTCCAGCATTTATGTTTTCGATACTTATCGTATTGTTTGCTATGGATGGTGTTAAATTCCGGTCAAGCCTTGTAATCTTAACCGGAATCTCCACGCCACCGTAGGTTGCTTTAAGTAGTCCCAATCCTTTCCCCTCCTAATAACTTTTCAAAATTGTCCATCTTTTTTATCATTGGTCTTGCATATCCAACCGTCTGCTGTGCGACAACTCTTCCATCCAACGTTGTTGTAAGATTGATATTTAGATTGATATCCTTTTCACCCATAATCTCCAAAATTGATTCCTTAATATAGCCTTTTAGTGACCGCAGTGGTGTGATCGCTTCTGCTTCTCTTTCCGCAGCCCCTCCGATTCCTCCGGACGGCATCTGGAATAATGCTGGTTTGGTAAGGATTCCACCGTCTTTAAACCATTTCACATCCAACATCGGCAGACTTGGTAATAAATCGGACAGATTGATGTCTCCGATACCATTCTCATATCCCACTCCACGATAAGCAGCCGCAAGGCTTCCATACGTAGACACTGCGTACCGGATGGATGCAAGCATATTAGATAGTGGATCGTATATATTTTTGTCATATCCAGCCATCGCATAGGCTCTAAATGTTGGGTCAATGACCTGCATGAGTCCCTTAGATGGCGTTCCATTAACTGCGTTGATATCCCAGTTGTTGATCGCATTCGGGTTTCCGCCGGATTCAGTCTGCATCTGGTATAACAATCTCTGTAAATTTGCTTCGGAATACTGCCCCGTCATCTGTAATGCTCTTATTGCAAGCGTTCTCCACTGCTCCACGCCGGCACTCGGATTGTAATTAACGTTCGATTGCGTATCAAAAATTCCTTTCACAAATCCGACCACGCTGTCAAACACCGTATTCACTGCCCCTTTCGCGACGGAAATCCAAGGTTCGAATGCTCCAGACAAATCCGTAAATTTATCGATTGCAATCTGCACAATTTTACTCGGGTGCGTGATATAGTCCCACACGCTTCCGGTAAAGTCTTTAACCGTATCCCAGACACCGCCAAAAAACTCACCGATTCCACTTGCAAAATGCGGAAGTTCTTCCAGAAAACTCTTTGTTTGGTTGGCTGGCATGATTTTCGTTCCCTTTTCCAGTGGCAGGACTACGTCACGCCCCTCTGGAATAAATGGTTTTCCATGTGGCGGAACGATCATTTCTTTGTATGTAGAGCCTTTCTGGTCGTTTACGATACCTAGCGTGTCTTTTGGGATGCCACCAGTTCCTCTTGCAAACTTCGGGACTTCCCACAATGCAAATTGCTTGTCCGATCCTACTTTATCAAGCACCCAGTTTACACCATTAATTACGCCATTTACTGCTCCACCTATTGGTTTCACAATTGCGTTCGCAATCCCTTTCACGATTCCTCCAAGAGTATCCTTGAGATTGTTAAATCCGTCTTTAATAAACTTCCAAACAGAAGAAAAAGCGTCCATAGCTTTCTCTTTGATCGAATCCCATATTCCACCGAGCGTGCCCTTAATGCTGTTCCAGATTCCAGTTGCAGTATCCTTGATTCCATTCCAGATGCCGGAAAAGAAATTCGCAACAGGGGTGAATATAGCACTTGCGGTGTCTTTTATCCAATTCCATGCGCTTTTTAATGCAAATTTTATTACTTCCCATACTGTATAAATAACAGCTTGAATCGCGTACATAACCGCACCGATCGTTCCCTCGATAAATTTCAGAGGTCCTTCTATTACGTTATAAATCTGCTCCCAGATATCAGCAAAGAAATCCTTAATGCCGTTCCACACTCCCTGGATTTTTTCCGATATAGAGTCCCATAATCCAGACATCCAATCTTTAAATGCATTCCATTTTTCGGACAGCCAGTCTGTGATATCTCCCCAGTTTTTTATTACTGCCACAACTGCCGCAACCACTGCAATAATTCCGGCAATAATTCCGGCTACTGGTAATAGCACTCCTGTCAAGAATGCCATTGCACCTCCAGCCGCTGCTATTCCACCAGCTACAACCGCAAGAATCGGTAGTAAAGCCGAAATCACCATTGCAATCCCACCGATTACGACTATAATAGTCTTGCTTGTTCCAGAAAGACTGCTAAACCACTTTGCAACTTTCTGAATGATAGGAACAAGTGCTTCCAGAATTGGGGCTACTGCTTCTGAAATGGCACTCCCAAACTCAGCCATAGCCAACTTTACGTTATTTAGCGCAACCGTTTCTTCGTCAATCGGGTCTAAAGTATTGCTGAAAGTCGTTTCCACAGTCCCCTGACTGTCTGAGGCAGCGCCTCCTAGGTCGTTCAGGTTTAGAACCCCTCTTTGGATGGCATCTACCATCCTCACAGCACCTTTTGTTCCGAATACCTCGGCGGCGGCGTTTAATGCTTCCGTCTGGTCAGTCGCATTCAAAATTTTATCCTGCGTTTCTGCCAAACCGTCAGTGAGTGATTTCCCGTCTTTTGCATAATTTACCGCTGCCTTTGATAAGCTGCTTAATGCGGCAGACCCGTCTACTCCTGCCTGCTCAAATGCCCCCAACAGCTTTACTGAGTCCGAGAAACTCAATCCCAATTCTTGTAGCTGTGGTGCTCCTTCAATCGCTTTCTGAAATAGATCGTCTACAGATACGCCCGTGTCTTGCGCTGTTTTTGCAACATCATCAAGTACGCTGTCTAGATCATCACTCGACATGTGGAATACGCTAATCGCCTGTTTTGCGTTTTGCGTTGATGCTACCACATCGGATCCAGTAATTTCCGAAAACTTCAACATTTTTTCAGATGCATGTTGTAATTTTTCATCGGTGAACCCGAACTGCGTATTCATCTCCCCAATTACTTTTCCGATGTTTTCAAGGTTGTCTATCGGAAGGCTGGACGCAATGCTTTTATAGACATTATCCATTCCTTCAGCAAGCTTCCCTGTAGCACCTGTCGCTGTTATGATTGCATCAGATCCGGCATCTACCTCATTAAATGCTTCTTTTGCGTTGTCACTAAACTCTTTTATCTTCTGCCCTGCATCTGCTATGATTTCAGCGGCTTGCATCATGTTTCCTGCAACAATTCCTTTTCCGATACCGTCCAGTGCTTCTCCTGCCTCACCTGAATTCTTCTTCATCTCGTTCAGGTCGTTGTTCACTTCATCAATACTCGCCCCGTCATCTACCTTATTCAATGTAGCTTTCATCTTTGACAGGTCAGTTTCTGCCCCAAACGCTTCTTTTCCTATCTTGTTAAGCGCTACTGTCAGATCGTCACTGTTCGCCGTTCCATTTTTTATGGCATTCGTCAGCCTCGTTCCGAGGATGTCCTGAAAATCATCTAGGGACTTTCCGGTTGCTTCAAACAGCGTCTGCAACTGCTTCGTGCTTTCTTTTAGGGATTTCTGCTCAGTCTCCATTCGACTAATCTGCGTGGTGTAAGATTTTAAATCCTGTTCCGTCTTCGCAATTTCCCTCTGAAATTCTCGGTATTCTTCTGCTCCAATGTCACCAGATTTGAACTTCTTTTCTACTTCTCCCTGTGCCTGCTTTAAGGCTTCCAGCTTTTCCTTGGTATTTTCGACCTGTTTACTTAATAACTCCTGTTTCTGTGCAAGCAACTGCGTATTCTTCGGGTCAAATTTTAATAATTTATTTACAGAGCTTAATTCGCTACCAAGACTTTTTGATGTATCTTCCGCGGATTTCAAAGCTTTGCTGAGTGCCGTTGTATCCGCACCGAATTTAATTGTGATTCCTTTTATTTTGCTATTCGCCACTTTCTCACCTCTTTAAAAATTATCAAAATCTTCCTGTGTTGCTTTTCTCGCAGTAGGATTTTCATCTTTTTTCTGGTTGTCTATATACTCTTGTACATAGTCCAGACAGTCACCGATTGTCATTTCTTCCATGTCTTCGCTGGTCAGTCCAACCTGTCTGCACACATAAAAAAAGGACTCATTTGTAAACGGTTCTCCGCTGGATGAATCCTGATCATTTATTTTTTTTTACTTGTTGGCATGGTATCTGTAAGCAGATCCTTTACTTCTCCCATGATTTCATTGAGCGGGAATACTTCGAATCCATCCAGCCACTCCAATGGATCAGGAATCGTCCTGTCTGCTGTTTTAGCCATTGTCCAGATGATGTCATAAAATACTTCCATGTCCATGTGGTCAAGAGAAGCAAAAGAAATATCCTGTATTCCAAAATTCCTTTTCGTTCCTTTTCCAAACACTTTCGCTACTTTCATCAGGTCTGCAAAATAATCTCTTCCAAACTGCGCTTTATATCGTTTCGGCAATGCTGCCGTTGATTTTAATTTCACTTGTTTTTCGTCAATGTAAATTGTTTTTTCCATAACATCCTCCACTTTTTCTATTTGGGCAGATCGCTCCGCCCTTTATTTCGCTTTACCTACTTTTGCCTTTCCAATCTTCCCCCTGCCTACCAAGGCGAGGTCTTCAGGGGGTGCTATTCCCCCGATTTTTCATATACTGTTGTATACCAAGAGTTATATGTTGCTTCATCAACTCCTGCTGCTGTGGATGCTTTAACTAAGTTGTCTGTCGGTCTCGGACTTGCCACAAGCGAAAGTTCTGTTGTGTTCGGTTCTCCACTGTCTTTTGTTGTACTTCCGACAGATGGTCTGTTTACAGAGCAGTAATAAAAGAGGTGTCTAGTTGCCTTGGCATCTCCCTGAAATTCAAACATCAGTGCGATATTCGCTACCTGTGCGTCAGAGTTTTCGAGAATCACTCCTTTTTCTGTTTTCTCCTCTTTTAACACTTCTGTGCGGAAATCTTCTGGAACTCTCGCAAGCGTCAGAGTACCTTCGTATCCCTGATTGTTTGCGTTTGTGTAATAATCAATGTCATCAGCTTTAAATCGGATCAGATCACCACTCTTGTCGAATGTGATGCTTACCGCACCCGGCAATTTCTTCGGTGCACCGTACGTGATTTTTCCACTCTCATCCACTGTAACAACAGCGTAATAACAGTTTCTTAAGCCAAATTCCACTTTGTTTTCTTTTGCCTGTACAGCTTTTGTTGCTCCTGCCATATGTTACCTCCTATATATCAATTTCGTATGCTTTTAGATACATACCTTCAGAATCTAAAAAACTCTCGTACGATTCGTACGGGAGTTGATTATCGTTTAATAGTTGCTTTACCCTTTTTTCCAACTCGATATCTTTGTACTCAGTGTACACCTCAATCGTGACGGCATACCCTTCGTGATATACAATATCGTCTGCATAAAACGCCACATCCTCGTCCGCATAATACACGATGTACGGGAGAGCCGGAACTTGACCGGGAGCGAAACAGCGGTATGCGATTGGTAGATTCAATTCTTTTAAGATACCTTTTAAATCTGGCAATGTCATTTTCACAGTCTCCTTTCCAGCTCTTCAACATATTCCTTTATGGACTCCTGTTCCACTTCTTCAATGTGTGGGTATGCCTGTACTTCACCTATTTTTCTGCCGCCACGCTTCAACTGGTGTCCTTTTTCCAACAGATGGGTCAGGCGGTATGTTGGGGATCTGTTGTGCACCGTAATTCCACTCCTGTCTGTTGCCCTTGTCCATCCTTTCGCATACCGCCCACCGTTTTTGCTTTTTGGGCTGTTTGCTTTCAGCTTCTTCACACATTTTTCAGATACATTCATCGCAACTTCCTGTGTTGTTTCCTTAACTTCTTCTGTGTATTCTTCCATCTGCCGCATGATTTCTCTTGCCAGCCTGTCAGCACTTATACTCTCGCTCATTTTTCAATCCTCTCCGTACAGGTCAGTTCCAACTCTTCCGTGCTGATTGGATATGTCTTAATCACTTTCAACTTCTTTCCGCGAAATCGGATATACCTCTGCCCTTCATATTCGTAAGGGTGCACGATCAAATTTTCTGAAATTTCCATATTGTTCTGTCCTGCAAGGTAGAATTCATTTCGGGGAACTTTTTCTTTACAACACCAGATCTCTTGTTCCGCTTCAATTGGTATTTGCTGACCAATCTCATCCTCTCCGTATCCATTGGCAGATATCAATACTACTTTTTCATCCCAAGTCCTCATTTTTGCACCGCCTTAATCATCAGATTATTTATCCTAAACCGGATACTTCTCGGAATCACGCCGTCTTCTGGATGGTTGTACTTCCACGTAGCCCAATCCAATATAAGTAAGATGTGGTCATACCTCTCTTCCGTTATGTGGATACCATATACGTTTTCACATTCATCAAGGATTCCATCTATAACCGCATAAAGAACAGGATCCCTACTATTTGTAGAGATCCCAACCCTGTCTTTTAACAATTGAAACACAATCGCTCTCATAGCGTTTCCCTCCATTTACTTGCCATCTGTCCGGCTGCCTTTAATGCGTCAAGAAGTGCTTTGAATTCTGCCTTTGTCACATTCTCTCCTGCCGCTTCTGCTACAAGCGCAGCCTGTTTCACACCGCCCAGTGTTATTTTGCTTTTCCTACTTTTGCCTTTCCTACTTTCCCTCTGCCAACTAAGGCTACATCGTCAGAGGGAATTATTCCCCCGGTGTGTATGTAATGTAGAATCCAGCGTCTGTATCCGTTTTCTTCACATCGTATCTTACAACTCCGGCAAGCAGTTTTCCGTAAATTTGATTGTCTACCCATTCAACGCTTGCCTGCTTACGGTCAAAAAATGTGCAGAATGATTTTGGGTCACCAACAAAACCTTTCATTTCTCCAGCTCCTGCGATCATATCGTCGTCCAGAACAACTACCTCTCTTCCAAACAGCATTTTCCCACTTGCGGAAGTGATGGAATCTTGCAGTAGATATCTTCCGTTTTTGTCTTTCAGCTTGTCCAGCTCGGCATACAGCGAAGCAGAAATGATAAATTTCACAGGATACACTTTTTTAATTTCTTTGTTTACCAAATCTTTCAACCCATCCAGCCCTGTAACACTTTTCGCTGTTGCACTCTTTAATACAGTTGCGATATCTGTATTTCTTGTATTTCTGGACTGGTCATTGATTTCATCCCGGATCAGACCTGTCACATCATAGTCAGCGTCATCAATAGCCTCCTGAGAAATCGGAATATATCCTCTTCTTGTTGCGATGCTATAGTCGATATTTGAGATTTTTGGTTTGGAAAGCTCTGGGTTCTGTTCCAGTTCTTCAACAGTAGACATTTTACTTCCAGATTTCGCAATTACTGGATATTTTCCAGATGAACTGTTTACGCTTACATTCTTCACGTAATTTCCCAGATCCACTACATCTTCCGGCTTTTTCTGAACAGCCAGCATTTCTACCGGGATCAGGATTCCTGCATCTACTTCTTTAAAGCCCCCTTCTCTCACCTGCCCTTTTGATTTTACAAATGAGTTAATCGCACTTCTCATTTCTTCAATTTCTTCTTCATTTCTTCTACCCATGTCTTTTTTCTTCTCCCTTCTTTCCGGTGTTTTTTCATACTCCTTCATCTGCTCGCGAAGTTCAGATAATTTCGTCTCTAATTCACTTTTTCTTTCGTTGTGAGCATCTCTCTCCTGCTCGAACTTCTCGATCTCTCCATCGACAACACCTCTTTCCTCTTCGGTGTTCGCTTCACTGATCGATGTTTCCAGTTCCTTTTCTCTTGTTTCAAAATCTGCGTCTTTTCCACGCATTTCTTCCAGTTCCTTTTCTTTGTCTGCGATCTGTTTCGCAAGCATCAACTGTCTTAAAGCCATTACTTTTCTCCTTTCAGTCTTTTAATAGCGTTGTTTCTCCACTGCTCCACTTGTTTCTCTCTGTACTGCTGCACCTGTGCATGTCTCGCCTGTACGCCCGTATCTTCATAAGCCGGGAATGTGCATACAGACACTTCGTGCAGATCAACTTCTCGTATTGTCCATTTCACAGTGCCATCATCTCTCCAGTCCGTTTCCTCACGCACGATGTTAAAACCGAACGAGCACTGATCCACATCTCCACGTTTTACCCTCTCATATAGGTTCATGGCGTCTGTGTCGTTTTCGTTAATATCGATCTCGCCCCATAGACCTCTTGCGTCTGTTTTTAAGCGCAGGGTTTCCACTTTTGTCCGACCGAGCACAAGTGTATCATCGTGGTTAGTCAAGGCTCGGATGTCGTTGCTCATGGTGTTCGCAAATGCTTCTGGTGCAATCTCTTCATAAGCTCCCGGCCACAACTCTGTTTCGGAATTAAACACAGCAAAATAACCGGAAATTGTTTTCTTTCCGTCCTCCGCTTCTCGTGTTTCAAACTCCGCTTTCCACGATCTGGTTAAGTTTTCTTTTTTTCGCTCCACTATTCATCACCTCCCCCGTTTAATTTCTTCTGTTCCCCGATCATTCCCTGTGGAATAAAGTTTTCTAGTATAATCAGATCATTTAATCCGTCCTTCGGAGAGTCACCAATCAGATTCAGCACATCATTTCCTGTGTAGATCCCCCGGATATATAGGTTCATTCCGATTTCTGCAAGCTCCTTGGTGTCGTAAGCCATCAAGCTTTTTGAGTTGCATTTAAAATACCAATGCGGACTCTGAATCAAACCTTTTGTAAGTGTCTGTTGAAATACATCCGCAATGGACTTCACTCTTGTCCGGACAAAGTTGTTGTATTCGTCCTTATTAAAACTTCCAACTCCAAGAAAAAAAGGCGGCACATCCAACAGGGATGCGACCGTCCTCTTGTCAATCTCGACCGATTCATTTATTGCGATATCCTTAAGGGATAGTGGTTTTACCTCGGATACTTCCAAAAATTCTGCCGGTATAATCCAAGGTTCGCCCGGTTTCGATTCTTTCAGATACTTTTCTTTGATCTGTTTTCTTCCAGCTTCGCTCGCAAAATCTTCTGACAGTGCATCCACCTTTACAATGATATTCGGCATATACTGCCCACTCATAAAAGATTTTTTGGTTGCATTTGCTTGCTTTAAATTCGATGCGATATCCTTTAAAGCAAGCCTGTAACCTGTTCCTTTCCACGGATACTCCGGATTCGGATTGATTGCAAAGTGCAGCACTTCGCTCGGATCGTATTCCTCACTTCCGTAGATTACCTTGTATCCTGTCGGTGTCTCTTCAAAACTCGTCATGGACGGCTTCAGCGGAATCAACTCATCAATGCATCCATCCCTCATCACCGGAAGTACAACTGCGTTCCCGTCACCTGGTAACAGCATAGAATACACAATGTTGTATACCCACGCTTTTCTTGTCATCAGCGAATATGGATTGATGTCTATCTTCCGCGATAATTCATTTTTAATTCGGATATCTCCATGTGGACCATTTTCCATCAGGTGGATTGTCATGCCGGAAACAAGATCGGCAATCTTCTGACACGCTGCCCGAATTTCTGGATTCTGTGCCAACGTTGTGTATCCTGACGGCAATAAAAAATCAGAGAACGTAGCTCCCTGATACACAAATACTTTATTCTGTGGTTCTGATCTAATGCTCTTCTGCTTCTTTTTCTTTGCCATTTCATCCTCCTATTCTTCGTCTTCCACTAAAAACAGTCTCCCATTACTATCACTTCCAAGACTGGTGAATTTTTTACCACTAAAATCATCCTTATTTTCAGCATAAGATATATCAGACGTATGCTTGCAATCTCCACTGCATTTCTCGCATCTTTTCCCATCACATAAATAAAGGATTTCGCATTCTGTTTTCATGCCCATTCTTTCTCCTACTCTCTCTTTAACCATTTATTTGCTGCATTTCCAAGTGCCATGTCAGCCAACATCTGACAGCACGAAAAGACCCCTGCATCGAATAAGTCAATTCGTCTTACTCCACCGTCTCCATCTACTTTCTCGTATTGGATCATGTCATCCACCTTTTCGATTGCTCTTACATTCTGTACGCAGTACTCGAAAGCATCCGAATGTAGATAATAGAATTTCTTATTCTTTACTTTTACCTCGATATGCCGGAATCCCTCAGACTTCACGTAAAAATACTGTGGCTGATCTTGAATCTTAAATCCTGCTTTTTTCATTTTCAGGAAAAATTCACGTCCAAACTTCTTGTCGAATCCAACAATTTTGATTTTGAATCCCATCTTCTTCATGGAGATGAACCAGTTCACAATGTCATCTGGAAGTACCGTGGCTGTATTGCTCATCGTCAGCCATCCATCCTCTTCCCAGCCAAATAGTGGTATTCCATCCTCGTCACCTTTTTTAATTGCTGCAGCTCTCGGAAAGAAAGCGTGTGTGATGCAGATATCCACATCTCTGTATGTTCCATAAATAGCTCCTGCTGTCAGATCGTGAAGTTTTGATAAGTCAGCTCCGCCATACCATGTAATCGGCAGTTTTGCCAGCTCTTCCAACGACCAGTTATATTCATCGTCAGATGACCTGAATTCGTTGATGTCAAAATAAGCATTTAAAGCATTCGTAAAGATGTTCAGTGTTTTGTTTAAATACTCTGCTCTCAGCTGCGGCTCATTCATTGCCTGCGCCGCATCATCCATAAGGTCTTCTATTGTAACAGTGACTCCGATTGACGGCGTGCACATCTGCAATACTTCCGGATCATCCAATGTCGTGATCTCGCCTTTGCTGTTTAAAACATTGCCTTCTTTGTCCTGATCTGCTTTGCAAATAAAAATAAAATAGGAGTCATACGCCTTTTCTGTATTTGTTCCATCCAAAACTCCATGTAACGTATTTAACCTATTTGCTAAAAAACCATCTGGAATATCACCAGCCGTAGAAATACCAATCAAAAGCTTGTTCCGATACGCTTTCATAGCATTTTTCATCAGTATGTATTTCTTTGCCGCTGCTCTCTTCCAGGAATGCAGCTCGTCCAGAATCAGGCAGTTACAGTTTAAGGAGTCAAGCTTATCTTCTTGATTCGCAATTGCATACATTTCTGCAGTACCATCTCCAAAATCAATACGGATGGAGTGTTCTTGATTGTTGTTTCGGATTCTTAGCTTATCAACATCTCCACGTAAAGTTTCAACGTTATCTACCAAAAATCCAAAACTTTCCATTGTCTGCTTTACAGAATTTGCTACGATGTATGTCTTTGCGCCTGAACATCTATCCAAAATACTCTTTGCATCAGCAAGCGCAGCACTAAAGGATGTTTTTCCCTGTTTTCTCGGTAAAAAAATAAGCGCTTCATTGAAACGCCTAATGTCTGTTCCTTTTCGAAAGAATCCAAACAGATTCACGCATACAAATTTCTGCCAGTCAGTCAATAACATCGGAGTTCCTTTAAAACTCACTCCGTTCTTGTCCTCGCCCTGTACATGGTGGATAGTCCCCTCAATCAAATCGATCACAAAATCAAATTGATCGCTACGAAAATCCAAATCATCTCTTTCAAGGTCTGTCAGAAATCTCCTGCACGCAAGAACTCGATCCTCATTTGCAAGTATCCTTTTATTTGCAATATCCTCCGCATAGCGAACAGCCGTATCGAAATGCGGACTGTTAATATGGGATAAGTCCATTTACTTCCCCTGTTGTTTTTCCAGTAATAATGCAAATGCAGATTTCTCTTTTTTCGGCTGTTCAATCTCCGCATTGTACGTTTTTGCATTTAACATCAGTCTGTCAGAATACGTTCCGATATCTTTTCGGAGGTTTTCAAGACTCACGAGAATAGGGCTTTTTTTACCCCCACTTTTCTCTGTATCCAGAATCACTTCGTATTCAGATTCTTCGAACTTTTTGCTCAGCACATTGTACTGGTAAATCATATCTGCATAGATCTCAATTACCTGTTTGTACTGCACTTTGTAGGTTCCGAGCTCTTTCATGTATTTAACTGTTCTGTCAATAATTGTTTGCCTTTGCGGTATGTATCTTGCCACCTATTCTCACCTCCCTATCTGCCGGAAAATTTATTTTCAGAATCTCGCGCTATTGGAAAGAGTCCTCTCTCCCGATTCTCCTGAGACATTTTTAATCTTCAAAAGGGAGGGGGGATATCCGGATCTCTTTGACTTCCATTTCCATCCCGACTCTATCTTTAAACCATTCGACCATGCTGTCTGCCTTTTCTTTGCCCAATGTAACTATATTTATTTTCACTGTTTCAAATTTGAGTCCACCGCTGATACTGTATCTGGTGTATACATCTCCTTCGCAACACTCCATGCACGTCTTGACAATCTCCTCGATTACGTTCATCACTTCGTATCCGTAGTCACTTACTTTCCCTTTCCATCGGATTGCATACATCTTGATTTCTTCCATGCTTCAAACTCCCTTCTCCTTTTCCTCTGCCAGTACAATCCAGAAGCCGTAACCTTATCCGTCTTCCTGTCGTGCATCCGGTCATGTTGCGCAGTGGACATGCTGATAAGATTCCAGTCCATAAGCGCAATCTCTGGATACTCTTCCAGTGGATAGATATGGTGTACTGTCGTTGCTTCTGCATACTTGCCATATCTCTTAGACTCCTGACACTGGTATGCGTCACGCCTTAGTATGTGTTCTCTTTTCTTTTTCCATTTTCGACTCTCATAAAATTTCATCTTTTCCTCACTAGAAAAGCACCCGGCTTTCGCCAGATGCTCTCTACTATTTTCCATTATTTACTTCTTCTATGAATGCTTTCATAAGTTCGCTTATCTTTGAAGCTTGACTGACTCCTGCAGTTTCACATGCTTCTGCAAATTCATCCGCTAACTCTCGCTTTATCTTGAAACCCTTTGTCATCCATCCTGCTTTCTTTTGATACTTCTCCGATGCAATCGTTTGAGGTTTTGGACTACCTACCGGCATTTCTTCCACTCCTTCCACAGTCTTGGTACTATGTCTATCAATAAATAAACAGATGCTAAAATAAGAAAAATGGATGAATAGATATTTTTATCAGATGCCACAAAATAAACGATTGCAAACAATAAAAACAATTCTCCGAATTTAGTTCTTTTCATTTCTTCCAAGATGAGCTATACTTCTATTAAGGATTGGGGCTTTCGCCCCGTCCCCTATTTGAGAGCTTCTATAAGATTGGCAATCCCAGTTAATAGCGCCCCAGTTGCGATTAACGATTCGATTATCAATCTTGGCAAGCTCTCTTTTTTCTTTCGTTTCTTGCTCATCTGTATCTCACCTCCTTACAAGTATATAATATCATATGGTTAACCATATGTCAATACTTTTCTCAGAGGTTTTTAAAATTTATAGGACTACTGCAAAAATACGTAACTTGGCAACTTTACTGGATTCTCTAACACAATGAGGAACTTGCAGTAGCCCACAATCCGGACAACGGGAATCGAACCCGTGACACACAGCTTATAAGGCTGCCGCTCTAACCGACTGAGCTATGTCCGATCAGGATGCCTTTTATTGACACCCTTTACCCTATCCGCACTCGGGTACTGACACTAAATATAGATCGCTGAATCTATTTTTGTTTGTTTTGCAGATCTGCGGATATCTGCGTTTTGGTACCATTTGTGATGTAAAGCCGGTGTGCACTCCCTACAGCAACCCCCAGCTGGTAAGCCGCAAACCTTACATCACAAAGCCGTGTACAGGAGTCGAACCTGTCTGCCCTACATTTGCCACGGCATAAAAACACCGCCAGACGAGAAAGGGAAAGTCCGGCGGTGTTCCGAATGTTTGGAAAGATTTTGAAGTCTTTCTTCTGACTCCATGTTATACTATATATTATTTAAAACGGACAATGTGGACAAAACGGACAAACTTTTATTTTTCTTTCATCCACCTCTGAAATTCTTTTCTCGCGCTTTCTCCTGTGCAATTCCCTTTCATCTTCGTGGCCACTTCATCCCACGTCAATCCTTGCATGACCCTGAACCGGATAATCCGCTGTATCCGAACCGGTGCTTTATTAATCACACGCTCTGCCTTTACTTTAATCAGCTTCGCATTCCTCTTTCGCTCTTCCAACAGTTTTTCTTCCTCATCCACATTCACATGATTCTCTACGCATCCGGAAATATTAAAACTCTGCGGCTGGTATGGAAACTCCGGATTGCTGCCTGTCACCTTGTCTTGTACGATCGTCTTTCTTCTGTGCCGTCTGATATCTTCTTCCGTCTCTTTCACCAACGCTTTCGCGTCCATGTACTCATAGACTACGTTCTTGTCCACCCTTCACACTCCCTTTCGTATCTACTCCCCATTTTCTCAAGCAGTCCTCTACAGAGTACGCCTTTCTTTTCATCCATTTTTTGGCGTTATCTGTTGGCTCATGCTTAGCCATATCATGTGCATCTATCTTTCGGATGACTCCTGCCGTTTCCTTTCTACGTTTCATAGCATCTCTTGTCATTCCTGCATCACCTCAATTTCCTCTCCTGTCAACTCTTCCAACTTCTTCCGCATTTCCTCCACGGTCATTTTCTTCGGCTCTTTGCGCTCCCAGATGAGTTCAAGGTTTGAGTCTTTCATGATGCTGCTAATTTTTCTCATGCATTTAATCTTATATACTCTAACTATTTCCAAATCGCTTACCACACTTTTTAAGTTTTCGTTATAGTCTCCCAAATCCACATATCCATCTTCGCCAGTCAAAAAGCCGCCTATAACAAGTCTTTTCCCGAAACAGTTATCATTATATTCGACCACCATCCCATCTCTCAGATCTGCCTTGGTAAATTCTTTGTTCATACAATCACTCCATTCTAAGATTTTATATCCTTCACTTTCACAAAAAACGCAACTTGCAAACCCTCCGTCTCCTGTATAGCATGTTTTACTGAGATATCTTCCATATTCCGTATGCTCTAAGTAACTATCTCCATCTCTCCACTTCATCCCATGCTCATGCATTCTCTTGCAGAAATCTTTCGCTTCTTCCTCAGTCTTACAATGCACCACAATCTTATTGTATTTATTTTTAAATTCATCCCAGTTAAACTTTTTCATCTTCCTACCTCACTATCTTTCGCACAATCCAATCCAAAAACACCACAAACAGCAGTATCGGGAATCCCGCAGCCATCAGGTAATCCGCGCCTTCTAGTTTTACATCCTCTTCCAATCCTGTTTTTAAAGTAATCACAGTTCCAAGCCCCAGGATGTAATACAGGGCTAGGAATGCGATTGTGATTAAAATGTCCATGTTATTCCTCCTTGTATGGTTCTGGAAATGGCTGCCATGCAACAACTTCTTTCTTATTTGCTTCTATGAACTCATTATAAAATTCTTCGTAAATATACCATCGATCGTCTCTAACTCTGTAAAAACCACACTTAACAGCTCCATATGATGTTTGCACATTCAGCAATGGATAATATTTACCATCACCAGCTTCCGGCAATTTATCACTTACCGGAATCCAGTCATTGTCTTTCTTTCCGTCCTCGTATCCTTTTTGATACCATTTTCTTCGGCTGCAATCTCCGCAATTTGGAATATCATCCATGTGAGAACGTATGGTGTCAACTACATATTCCATTGCTCTTGCATATCCTTTTACTTCATCAAATTGCAAAGGATTTCCTCTTACACACCTTCGCATTTCTTCATGCGCTAATTGTGATTCATTCTCTATCTCTTCCAAAATCTTCTCTAATACGTTCATTTATTTCGTCTCCTATTTTTCTTATCCATAACACAATAACCTTTTTCGCAATAACATTCTGTTGATTTATAGTAGTTTTTATAATATTTGCATTTAATGCACTCTTTTTT